GCTTGGCCTCTTCCTCACTATTGACGGAAAAGACGGGTAGGAATCCGCGGGGGCAGGTACGACCGTACCGGACCACCACGGCTCAGAAAATCTTGACCGGTCGGTGTAGTTCGCTCATAGAGACCCCATCTGGCCTGAGTTAAGGTCCGGGCGAAAGAAAAGGGGGCGCGGGCCACGCCCCCTCGGGTCGGTCACTTCTTGACCTTGGCCTTCTTGGCCGGGGCGAGGGCGATGATGACCTGGACCTCACTCTTGGGGTAATTGGGAACGGGACCAAAGGCCCCTTCCGCGCCACGCGCCCCGGACCCGACCCGGCCCTCCTCGCAGAACCCGTTGACGTAGTCCTCGTCGCCCAGCTTGGCGTAGAGGGTGTTGCAGACCGCCTTGGCGTCCTCGACGGACAGCCCCTTGGCGCCCATGACCTTGAGCCACTCGCGGATCGGCTTGCCGAACGCCGTGGTCCGCTTCCGGCCGCCCGGGGACGGGTCGCCCGTCACCTTGACCGGGACGCCCTTGACGGTCGCCTCCAGCAACACCTGCGGCTCCGCGGCCGGGGCCTTCGCCTTGGCCGGCTTGTCGGCCTTCTTCGCGTGCCCGTTGGCGGACGGCTTGGCCGCCGCCTTCGCCTTGGCCTTGTTCTTCTTCACGGCCTTCTCCTTCTTGGTCGTCTTGGCCGGCGGGGCGGCGTTGCCGGCCTCCTCGGCCTTGTACTCGTCGGCGTACACCGACTTGATGACCCGGTTCACCGCCTTGCGGGTCTCCTTGTCTTCGATGCCGCGGGTGAACGTCATCAGCCCCCGCGGGGTCAACCGCTGGCCCCGCTCCTCGTAGTAGTCGCGGCACATCTCGGCCCAGTCCGTCACCGCCGCCTCGTCCGTGCCCTTCAGCTTGTGCGGGCACTTGCCCTCCGGGGCCGCCAGCGGCGCCAAATTGTCGGGCCGAGCCTTCACCGCAGTCTCAGTCGCCATGAAATCATCCTCCAAATGGGCGAAACACCAAACCCCCTCGGGAACGTCCCGAAAGTTGTCAGTCGTAAACGTAGAACTCTGGCGGGAGGTCTTCCTCCACCTCGCCGTTCATCCCGTCCCAGCGGGAGCGGGCCGCGACCGCCGTGCCGTCGGGGAACACCACGACGGCACACTCGTTCGGGTCGAACGGGGGATTCTCGCCGGGGCACTGGTCCGCCCCGTCCTCGCCTTCCTCCCGGAACCGGGCGAACGCCATCGCCTCGACCATCGACACTTCACGCCACCTCACGGTTCACCTCCCTACTTATATTATCGTCACGAGAGTCTAAATTGACGAGGTCGGTTGCGAAAATTTCCCTTGCGGTTAGCCCCCACCTCCGATACCGTGACCTTGAAAGGCGGGTGGGGTATGGCCCTCGGTCCCTGGACAAGATGGTCGAACGAGCATTACGTCACCATCTACGAACTCGCCCGGTCGGGCCTGTCCGACCGGAAGATCATGGCCTTCTTCCGCTGTAACAAGAAGCGGTGGCGGGAGTGGCTGGCCCAGTACCCCGACATCAAGAAAGTCCTCGCCCGCGGCCGGTCGTCGTCCGTCGCCAAGAAGCAGGGCGGGGTCGGCGAGACGTACACCGAGTACGTCTACCGGCACCTCGACCCGGCCCTGAAGCGCAAGTGGGACGAGATCACCCGCCTGTTCCGCAGCAACCTCGCCACCCCCAAGCGGATCGAGTCGATCCTCGACGGCGGGGTGAAGGAGAGGCAGGCGCTGTACCTGTTCGCCCTCCCCGCCTGCCACTTCTCCGGGTCGGAGGCGTGCCGCCGCGTCCACGTCGATCCGGACGAGGTCCGCGGCTGGGCCAAGTCCGACCCGGGGTTCAAGCGACTGCTGGACGAGGTCAAGGTCCAGATGAAGGACTTTGCCGAGTTCTGCCTGTTCCGCGGCATGAAAGAGGGCGATTCCAACCTCATCAAGTTCGTCAACCAGACGTTGAACGCCGACCGCGGCTACAACCCGGCCAAGCAGCTGAAGGTCGAGGGCAGCGTCAACCACCTCGTCGCCGCGATCGAGGTGGATGAGAACACCGACCTGTCCGCCCTGCCGCTGGAGCAGCGGCGGGCGCTACTCCAAGTCATCCGGCGGAAGAAACTGCCGCCGAAGGACGTCACCGCGGAAGGCGAGGTGGTCGATGCCGCTCAAAGTCAGTGAGTCTCATTTGACGGCAGTGTAAGACCGTCCAGAGGCTACCATGTAGGCAAGGTGGTATGAGATTTTGAAGAAGTTGGCGATTTGCTTGTACGTCCAGCCGCCTGCTTTTAGTTTTCGGGCCTTTCTAACTTGAGGGTGTGTTAGTTTTGATGTCCAGGTATTTGCCCTTCCTCTATTGTGAGTGTCGTGAATGTCTCGATCCCGTTGGTTGACTAGGGCTGTGGCCCATGAGAGGTTGCCTAGGCTGTTATTGGTGGGGTCTCGGTCAGGGAAATGCCGGGCCATCATTCCGGGTGGGCAGGGTCCTACGAATGCTAGAAGGACGAGTCGATGTATGAAGTAGTTTGTCACTTTGCCATCACGGCACAAGGACACTATTAGATGTCCCCACGTTCCCGGAGTAGCCTTGATTGGCCTCCACCGCCAAATGCGGCCTTGTCCCTTAACGTCCATCGAGCGATAGCTCCACACCGAACCGTCATCTCCAACACGGTACTTAGGGTAGCCGAGGAACTCTAATGATTTGTAGGTGGGCATTTGATAACCTCCTTGGTGTTACAATAACGCTTACCCAAAATTAGTCAAGGGTGTCCAGTAATGTCTATCAAAGTGACCGAAGCTAGGCTAATTGCGTCTATCTGTCGAGATAGCCTCCTTCATTTTGTCGAGGAGTTCTGGGACACGGTCGTCGTCCGCCCGCTGGTGATGAACTGGCACATCGAAGTCCTCTGCCGCGAGCTAGAGGAATTGGCCGTCCGGGCGATCAACAACGAACCGCTCAAGTACGACCTGATCGTCAACGTCCCGACCGGCTCCTCCAAGTCCACGATTTGTAGCATCCTCTTCCCGGCGTGGGTGTGGACGCGGTTGCCGTCCGCCCAGGTCATCGGGGCCAGCTACGCCGACCCGCTGGCATTGGAACTGTGCCGCAAGAACCGGATGGTCGTGGCCTCGGACAAGTACCGGGCGTGCTTTCCGGAGGTCAAGCTGTCCGACGACCAGAACGCGAAGGGCCACTTCGCCACCACGGCCGGCGGGATGCGGTACTCGGTCGGGTCCGGCGGGTCGGTCCAGGGACTCCACGGCCTCATCACCGTCATCGACGACCCGATCGACCCCAGCCGGGCCGTGTCGGAGCAGGAACTCCACAACGTCAACGAGTGGATCGGGTCCACCCTGTCCGGGCGGAAGGTCGAAAAGAGTATTTCCGCCACCATCCTCGTCATGCAGCGGCTCCACGTCGAAGACCCGACGGCCATGTTCCTCCAGCGGAAGGACGTCAGGCACATCCGCATCCCGGCGTCCACCGAGGGCGAAATCCACCCGCCGGAACTCCGCAAGTTTTACAAGCCAGACCCGGCCAACCCGAAGTACCCCTACCTCCTGATGGACGTCCGCCGCCTGCCGTCGTCCGTACTGGAGAGGGAGCGGGGGCCGGGCGTGCTGGGTGAACTCGGCTACGCCTGCCAGTACCTCCAAAGTCCGGTTCCGGTTGGAGGCTCGATGTTTAAGGTGGACATGCTCAAGTGGGGCACCCCGCCCGGCGCCTACAAGAAGATCGTCCGCTTCTGGGACAAGGCCGGGACCGTTCTCAAGGCCAAGAACCGGGGCCGCAAGCCGGCGTGGACGGTGGGCATCCTCATGGCCCAAGACCACGTTGACCGGCTGTGGGTTCTCCACGTCCACCGGGTCCGGCTGGACGCCTTCGAGCGGGAGCGGCTCATCAAGCGGACGGCACACCGGGACGGCAAGCGGGTCGTCGTCGGCATTGAGCAAGAACCCGGCAGCGGCGGCAAGGAGAGCGCCCAGAACACCGTCAAGCGGCTGATGGGCTTCCGCGTCCGGGTCATCCGCCAGGACACGGACAAGGCGACCCGGGCCGAGGAGTTCGCCGTCCAGCTGAACGCCGGGGCCGTCTACCTGCCGGCCGCGCTGCGGGTCGGCAACTCTTGGACCGGGTGGGCGAGGGAACTGGTGGACGAACTCAAGCACTGGCCGTTCTCCACGTTCAAGGACCAGGGGGACTGTGCGTCCTCGGCGTTCGTCCTGATTTGCGAGGACGACGTCTACGTCGGCGCCATGCCCGAGACCACCCCCGACCCGGGCCGCCGGCCCTACGACGTCGTCCTCGCGGCCGACGACCCGGTGTTCCTCCGTCAGGGCTTGGACTACTAGGACTTCGGCTTCCACTTGCCGGTGAGGAGGCGGTCGATCCGGGTCTTCGCCTTTTTGTAGTTCGCCTCGGTCTTGAGGAACCTTTCATCCTCTTTGCAGCTGTTACTGTTGTCGCAGAACTTCCGCATCTTCTTGGTGAGCAACCCCAGGGCGTCGAGGAGCCACGCGACGTAGTTGCCGACGCATCCCTCATCCCACGCCTTGCGGAAGTCGTCGCCGTACTTCAGGAAGTCGTCCGAACAGCAGGCGTCGAGTATCTCCAGCGCCCGGTAGACCGCCCCGGGGTTGACGGGCTTGGTCTCTCCAGCGAACGGACCCTTGACCTCGCCGGTCGGGGTGAACGGCGGCAACTCGTCGTCCGGTAGGTCCTGGACCTTGTATTGGGCCGAGCGTCGGTCGTCGGCCTCGACCTCGACCGTGGCCTCTTCGACGACCCGACGGGACAGCGTCACCAGATACTTCATCTCACACCTCGGGTGTTGGGGAAAAAGAAGGGGCCGGGGGGCGGGCCGAGTTTCCCGACATGCCCACTCCCGCCGCACCCGCGTCTCTGTGGACGCTGTGAGGGTCGGCGAAACGGTGACACGACAAGGGACCCGCCCCCGGCCCGGGGGACCGACGCTTGCCCGGCTTTACCCGGGCGGGGACATAACCCACCCCCTTTCGGACTCAAAGCCGTCGGGTACACGGTGCGGTGTACCCGACAAAAAACGGGGAACAACCGCCGCGGCGGCCGGAAGACGCCCGGCGGATGCCCGTCCAAAGGTTCCTCCCCGCCGTCGTCCCTCTCGATCGGGTCGAGGTAGGTCGTGTGGTAGCCGAACGACCGGCAGGCGATGTGGGCGAGGCGGACCACGAACCCGGTCGGCGCGTCCCTCCGTTTCCTGATCGGTTGGAATCTCACCGTCAGACCTCCACCAGTTCCCGCTTGGCGGGTTCCTCCCAGAACAGTTCGCACCACGCCTCCTGGACGAAGTACTCGTCACAGTCGGTGTACCTTACCCTCTTGCGGAAGACCCAGCCGTGCGCCACCGCCGGCCGCCCGGGGTGGTCGCGGTACAGCTTCGACGAGCACCTCCCGTACTCCCGTTGGAGTAGGCGGAACACCTTTTTCGGGTTAGTCTCGTCTACGTCTTCGACGTCCTCGTAGAACTGATACCCCTTGTCCTCGTTGACGAGGGTGATCCTAACCCTCAGCTTGCGGTCCGGCACCGGACACCTCCTCCTTCGCGGTGGGTTCGTCGGCCTTCTTTTCCGCCGCGCACTGCGGGCATTCGCAGGTCTCACACAACGACCGGGTGTGGCCGCGGAAGGTGCAGTAGAAGTGCTCGCCGTCTACGGTCAGTGTCTTACCGCAGACCCCACACGGCACCCCGAGCGGGGCCGGTTCGTTGTCGTCGGGCGCGTCCTCGGGGATTTCGCCGAGGATTTGCAGCGCCTTACGTTCGACCCTCTCGAACGTCATGGCCGCCTTCTTGCACTCGACCAGTTCGTTGCGGTAGAGGTAGTCGCGCGGGCCGACGCTTTCCAACACCCGCTTCCTCTCGTCGCGGAGGCGGGCGCGGTAGTCCTCGTCCTCCAGGTCCATGCGGTCGAACAGCCACGAGAGCCAGTCGGGGTCGTCGGCCGCGTCCCACGCCTTCTTGAGGTCGTCGCCGAAGTCCTCCTCAATTGCCCACGTCATCGAGTCCTGGCAGGCGTCGAGTTTGGCCAATAGCTCGACCAGCCGGCCGCCGTCGCCGAGCCTGTCGATTTCGACGACCTCCACGTCGTCGTCGTCGGAAGTACACGGCCCCGACCAGTCCGCGTCGGCGTCCCTCGCCTTCCTCTTGGCCTCCTTCTCGTCGTCCGCCCGCACCGTGACGGTGGCGGAGTAGTAGGTCGTCTCACACTTGCTCAGTTCCACGCGGTACAGCGGCATGGTTCAATCCTCCGAATCGGTCGGGCACCCGCAGGCTTCGAGAAACCACTCCCCGTCGAACCGCGGGTTGAGTCGGGCGAACAGGTTTCGCAACTCTACGGCCAGTAGGACGACCCCGGCCTCGGCGCCGGGCTGGTTCCGTGTAACGGCACGGGCGTTTCGGACGCACCGGGCGATTTCCCCGAACAGCTTTTTCGTCGGCATTTCTATCCTCCGGGTGACGGTCTCTCCCGCGGTTTCCTGAACTCAGGTGGAGTTAAATCCCACTTCTTGAGACTATCCGACCGGCAGTCCTTGCGCTTTCTCTTTGACCGACCGATCGCCTTCCTCCGTCCGCATTCGGCGCAGATTTTCCACTTCAGTCCCACGCACAACCCCCCTTTCGGATTCGGCGCGCAATCACCCGCCCACGGGTACGGGCGGGTGACAGGTACGGGTCGGGACAGGTCTCAATGTGTGATGCCGGAGGACTGAGCGCGCACCGACCCCGGGGGAAATTCCTCCAGAGTCGGTGCGGTCGAGAGAAACGTGCCGTGTGGACGTCGCTTGACCGTCGAGGCTTGACTGTGGTATCGGGGTTTGTCTCGATTACTCCGCCACCCCGCCGCTAGTCGCCCCTACCCGAAAGTGAGGGGAAACCCCCGGGCCGTGTTTCTATACCATACCCGGGAACCGCGGAATACTTTTCGCCCCTACGACGCCGGGCTGGGTAAGTCTCCTCACCCTTTTGCCGGTAGCCCCTCAAGGCTACGCTCGTAGATACCCAACCGGGGGTGATGTCGCCGGGCGGACTGGCCCTACCGTTTCGGACTGACCGTCCTACTTGGTTCGGGTTTGCCTGTCCCGACCGGCCGGTGTGACTTGGCCTTGCAGTTCGGGCCGATTGGCCCTACAATATGCTTCGGCTGTCTGTTCCAGCCTCGGGGGGTTCGGGGATTGTCGGTCCCCGCCCCCCAATCTACTTCCGGCATCTTACCCGACGCGCCACCCCCCGGTCAACTTGATTTTCGGCCCGCCCCGGGTATACTAGTCACCAGACCTACGCTACCGTTCTTTGCCACGGGTGGGGAAAACATCCCCACCCGTGGCGCTTCCCACCCCTCAGACGTCACACACCAGCTTCCGCACCTTCTCGGTGCGGATGTGGCACTTCACCGTCTTGTCCAGCTTGACGGCCATCGTCACCTCGACGAACGGGTACTTCGAGGACTCGAACGTGACCCGGGCGTGGGTCGGCTTGACCTGCGTGCCCTTGTCGTTGTACTTCTCGATCGCCTCGCGGCACTGCTCCTTCAGGTAGCCGAGCACCTGCGCCAGCGGCACCAAATCCTTCCTCTCCACGTCCTTGACGGACATGGTCAGGCACCAATGCGACGCCTTCGGCTCGAAGCCCGCGGCTTCGAGGGCGGCCTTGACACCATAGAACTCCCGGACCTTGGCCTCGACGCCGGGGATTTCGGCCTCGCACTTGTCGGCCACGTCGCGGTAGTTCTTCGCCTGCCGCCGCTTGTCGGCGACAATGGACTCAGTCCGCTCCCGGATTTCGGCCTCGATGTCGGGGACGGTCGGGGCGGTCTGTTCGGTCGCGGTCAGTTCGGACATGACAGGTCTCCTAAATTGGGTTGGCGGTTCGGTCACTTGCGGTCGTTCAACCATCCGGTTACATACATGCCGGCCGCGGACGCTGCCTCTTTCAGACACAGGGCGCACAGGTCGGCGTAGTCGATGACAACCCCCTGGTCGGTGGTGGCGGTCATTCGGGCGACGCTCTTGTGTTCCATGCAGTTCGAGCACATCTCTTCGGTGTCGTCCATCAGTCACTCTCCTCAACGACGGGGCCGCAGAACTCACAACAGTCGCCGGCCGCGGACGCCGGGCGGATTCCGTTCGGGAACCTCTTGTCGTCGGTCTCGACGACGGTGGTGCCGCAGTCGGGGCAGGCGTGGAACCCCTCAAGGATTTCCGCCGCCTTGATCTCGTCGTTCGTCAGGTGGTGCATTCGCCGACCTCCTTCCGCACCCTTTCGACGGTCCGGGCGTGACCGGCCGCCGCCTCGGATTTGGTCTTGTACCGTTCGCCCCAGTTGCCCCAGGCCTCGTTACCGGGCCAGGACACCATCGTCTCATACGGACTCTGGAAAGTGTCTGTGTTGTCAACGAGGCAGGTGGACACGGTCGCCGGGCCGACCGTGTCCAGGCCCACCCGGAACCCGGGCTTGCCGTGGCGGACCCAGGCGATGAACTCGTCGGCATCGACGGCCCTCAGTCCGTCGCCGTCGGGGCCGGTCGGGATGTGGAACATCGGGTCTTTCTCATTCATTATTAATCTCCTTACAGGATTCGACGGACTGGTCGGCGTCCATCAGCCGGAACTCGTCGGAGTCGCACTCCATTGCCAGTTCCCCGGCCTCTTCCTCGCTTTCCGCCTCGACTTCGACGGTCGCCAGCTGGTACTCCACGCGACTGACCTCGACGCGGTACTTCTTCATCACACCCTCCGGAGAACGATCTCGTTGCAGTAGAGCGCCCCGTGCGCCCCGAAGATTTCCAGCATGACGAACCGGGCGCGGGCGGTGGCGTAGAGGATACCCTCGTAGTCCACCCGGCCGTCGTCGAACACGACGCGGTACACGGCAGGTCTCCTTAGTTACCCCGCGCACGGCGGCGGGGAGTCGGACCATTCGGACTTCAACTCGTTCGCCCACTTCACGGCCCCGCACAGGTCCCGCATGGCCCGGCCCATGCCCATCCGCAGGTTCAGTTGATCGAGGACGGCCTCGATCTCGTGGTGCGACAACGGCCGGGCCTTGTCGCCGTTCTTCAGTCGGCCGAAAGTCTCGGCCCTCGCGGTCGTGACCCGGAGGCCGTAAGGGTCGGAGTCGCGGTCGCCGTCGGAGCAGTGGTAGAGCCGCAGGACGGGCACCGGGTAGGCGGGATCGGTCGGGACGTCCTCCAACGGGATTGCGATACAGCCGCACGCCAGCCGGACGAAATCGACGGTCTTGGACATTGATCGCTCCTGTGTACGGTTGTACACGAAATGGGTGGTGGTAGGGGTCAAATCTGATTTGACCCCTACCGAACACCGCAGCCGGTTGAAAAATTTGGCCCCACGGCCGCGTTTTCCGGCCTTGGGAATGGCTAGGTAGCCTGAGCCGAAGACGACGCAAGGGCGCGGCCTTTAATCACGATTGCGGGGATTCAGGCCACGGCCGAATTTTACCGCTTCGGCCGTAGGTCAGTCCTTCAGGCAATAGCTGCCGGGAAGGAGACCGAGGGCGAGTCGGGCCGCCACGCAGTTGCGACAGACGGGGCGGTGGACCTCCGTTTCGTCGATCCAGAACGACGACACCCACCCCAGCCCCGGCGCATCGTCCCGGTCGGTCGCCGTTTCGCAGAACAGGCACTCGACGATTTCGTCGGCCGCCGGCGGGAACACGGCGTCGGCCACGGCCAGAAGCTTTTGAGCCTCTTCGAGGGTCAGTCCCCCGACCCGGTTGACGAGTAAGTCCTTCGCGGAAAGTGCCATCACGGGTCTCCTAGAACGGGAGATTGAGAAATCTCAGCCGGCCAGCACCCGCCGCCACTCGGCGTCGAGTCCGGCGTAGTACTCGTCGGCGCCCTTGTCGTTGCCGACCTCGTCCTTGTCGTGCCAGAACCCCAGGTCAACCCTCTCGTTGCGGGCTAGCCCCGTCTGGGCGAGGCCGGCGAAGCCGAAGACCTGTCCGAGGACGCAGTTGCAGAGGGACTGCACTTTCAGTTCGTCCGGGTTGACCACGCCCCGCCAGCCGGGCTCGTTCCCGTCCAGCCACGCGATCCCGGCGCGGACGCGGTCGGGGATTTTGGAGATTGCTTCGGTCACGTTCATCGGTAGGTCTCCCTGGAAAGGGGATTGGTGGCGCCCGCGCCGGACGTCCGGCGCGGGCAGGTCTCAGAAAATCAACTTTCGTCGCCCCGCGCCCACCTCAGGTATTGGTCCACGGCGGCGAGGAAGGTGGCCTCGTCCACGGTTTTGCTCTCGTCAACGGCGCACGGGTCGGCGCCCCGTGACGGCCGGCCCCACCCGCGGCGGGAGAGAATGAACCGTTCCGGCGTCGGGTAGTAGCCGGCCTCGTAAGACAGCCCGTCGTGCGGGCAGCATACGGAGAGGTAGAATCGGCATTTCATCGGGAATCCCCTTTCGGCGGTTCGGGACCATCCTACCCGCGGACGACGGCCAAGGCCAGCGGGACGCGCCGCGGGCCGAAGGCGGTGGACAGGAGCAACGTCCCGTCCCGGCGGCAGTGGACGCACCGGCCGACCACGCCGGGGCCGGAAACGACCTTGCCGACGTACCGGGCGGCCGTCGAGGCGGGCCGGGTGCCGAACAGGCGGTTGGCGGCGGCGGACTGGCTGAGGCGGGTCATGATAATTCCTCCATTGGAACAACGGGACTGGTCAATTTCAGGCGCAAAAAAAGGCCGGGCGGGTGTCATTCCCGCCCGGCCCGGAAAGTGGGGACTAACCGTAGCGCACGAAAAAAGGGGCGGGGAATCCCCCCGCCCCCTCGTCGGCCGGTAGCTCTCACCTACTGGTAGTCGGCTTGCGCCCAGTCCGACATGGCTTGCCACGCGAGGGGAACCCCCGCGGGCTGGACGAATCGGCACCCGGGCCGCACCGACGGGTTTCCCTCGGCCCGCGGGCCGTACCACCGCGGTACGGCGGCCCCCTCTTTGGACGACAGGCGGGACTTGCTTTCGACCCGGGCGGCGGTCGGGACGGGTTGCGTCGGCGGGACGGGTCGGGCGCAAGTCTTCGCGTCGGCGCGGACGTACAGCCGCGGCAAGAGGTGCCTGCCGTGCGTGGGATTGTGGTCCCGGGCGAACGGGTAAGGGACTTTGATTCCCTTCGTCCATTCGACCCAGAGAACCGGGTACAGCCGGGCGAAGCGGTCCAAGTCCTCGCGCCGACCCCAGAGCACGAACGCGGCCGAGTACGGCCGTTCGCGGACGGGCCGGCCCCGCCGTTCCGCCGCCCGCCGCGCCTTCCGGTTGCCGGCGGTCGCCCTCACCCCGTTTTCCGACCCTGGGACGGGGACCGGCTCGCCGCTCTCGGCCAGGACGCGCCGCAGCACCCCTAATCGCCAGCTAGTCAGGCGGACCCCCGGGCGGGCATGGAACCGCTTCGCCGCGCCCCTGGCGTGCGGGTGATACCCGTTCCGGTCCCACACCCCCCGCGGCTTGACGGCCGGGGTGGTGTGGTTGGCCGTCGTCGGCCGGGTGCGCACCGTCGTCGGCCCGTCGGCCCGCGGTCGGTAGCGGTCGAGCAGCTGGCGCGCCCTGGCCCATCGCCAGTCCACCCGCGAGCCGTCCCGGTCGCGCAGCTGGACGAGTAGGTCCGCACCCCGGACGGCGCGGACGAAGGCGGAAACGTCGTCGGCCGTCCCCGTGCGGACGACCACGGTCAGGCGGTCGAAGGTGGTTTCCGTCGCGCGGCTCAGACCGTCCGGCGCGACGAGGTGTGATTTGCTGGTACGCATGGCTTGCCCCCGTCACCGGAAAAACCCCCGCCACGGGTCATGCCGTGGCGGGGGTAACGTAGTCCCCGTTCGCGGTCAGTCCGCCCTCGGCCCCGTCACCAGGAACGCGACCGCCTCGCGCCCGGTGATGACGCCGGCCTTCGTGGCCGCGCTCTTCGGCTTGCCCGTGTCCGGATCGATGTACTGCCCGGCCGCGGCGACGGGTTGCGTCGCGGTCACGGCATCCGCCTTGTCCAGCCAGAGCCAGAAGTCTTCCCGCGTGTTCGGCCCGTCGTACCCGCCGGCCAGCGCGCCCTTGATGATTTTGCCGCTGACCGGCGAATGCATCATCACGTTCGTCTTCAGCCTGTCCGCGCGGGCCAACACATCCCCCGCGTTGCGCTCCCGGATCGCCTTGACCCCTTCCAGCAACTCCGCCAGCCGGGCCGCCCGACCCGCCGCGTCCCGATCCCGCCCGTCCGCCGCCGCCTGGGCCGTGGCCGTGTCCCGGCCGGTCAACACCGCCTCGTCGGTCCCGCGGTCGATCGCCGTGCCGTTGCTCCGCCCGTTGTTGTTCTTCGTCGCCGTGCCGTTGCTCCGCCCGTTGTTGTTCTTCGTCGCCGTGCCGTTGCTCCGCCCGTTGTTGTTCTTCGTCGCCATGATGAAATCCCCCGTCCAGTCCCCGGAGCCGGGGACTGATCCGCCCGCCCGTAGCCGAACCGCAACGTGCGGCCCGCAACCCGGGCGGGTTGTGACGGGCCGACGGGTTGCACCCCCGTTCGGTCCGTCGATGCCCTTTTCAGGGCCGCGCCGGTCGGGGTCGTGCCCCGAGCCTGTCGCGCGTCTGCGGGGTTGGACCCCCGCTAGTGGTCCCGTCGTGCGTCCGTGCGCTCGGTCCGATCCGGGCGGAATCCGTGCCGCCACCTCCTACCCTACTATCGTCCGGTCGTGTTGTCAATGCCCCCGGACGATTTTTTTGGAAATTACTTCCGCCCCCGCCACGCGGCCACGGCGATGACCCGCAGCTGGTCGGCCAGGACTGCGGCCCCGAACGCTGCCACCGCGTACATCATCGGTCCGTTCCCCTGGTGACTTGAGCCGATCTCGGCCGACCCACCGCGGGCGGTACTAGCGGTAGCGCAGAATCGTCCCCGATGTTACATAAAAAATGGTGCATATGACCAAAATAATCCATGCCGTAGAGAGCCTAATCGTGTGATTTGGAGAGCCTAATTTCCGCTCTCAATGGGGTTGAAGTGGCCTGTTAGGAGAGCCTAATTCGGGGTGGTTAGGGGAGCCTAACGACGGGTTGAGGGGGGTGGGTGTTCGACGGTTAGGCGGCGCTAGGGGCGGCGGGGTGGGGGGACCCCACTGAGATTCGATAGTAGAGATTTCTGAAATCAACAGTATGGGGTGGAACCAAAAACAGACCCCCACTGAGATTCGGGTGTGGAATTTTTCGGAGTCAACCCGCCCTACCAAAAACAGACCCCACAGAGATGTAGATACCAAAATTTCCGGAGTCAACAAAACGGGAAATCGCCACCACACGGCGCCAGAAATTTACGGAGTCAACGGGGTGGAAATACCCGGAAGGTGTACACGACACATACACCATCGGCTTCCCGGACCGCCTTACAGTCATTCGGGGTGGTGATTTCCCTCGACTTTTTGGTGGGAACGGGACGATTTCGACCGGGATTGTGGGAAGATTTCGGGCTTGACGGGGGGCGACTATTCAGTTACCATGATCCTCATGGTAACTGAATAGGGAATCGCCCGAGACCCTGTTCGGATTTGAGATTTCGGGTGGGAACGGACTGTGGAGGTGGAGGATGTCCGTGCCGAAGATTCCGAGGGCGAAAAGCCCCTGGGCGAGTCAGCTGTTCGGGGCGAGGAGTACGGTCACGGCCGGGACACAGGTCGGGAGTGCCATCCCCGTGACGGTCCAACTCAAGGACGAGAACGGGAAGAACCTGGCGCAGATCGCCGTCGTGGACGTCTACCTGTCCGGCGTGGCCGGGGCGACGGCGATCGTCGGGACGGCGCCGACCGGCGGGGTGGCGGCGGGGGCGAGCGGGGCGGTGCTGGCGGCGGTGGTGGCGGGGAAGTACCTCCGGTGCGTGACGGACGCGGCCGGCAAGCTGATCCTCACCCTCACCGACTCCGGGACGCCGACGTTCTACGCCGCGGCGGTGATGCCGGACGGGTCGGTGGTGGTCTCCGCCGCGATCACGTTCACCGCGGCGTCCACGACCACCTCGACGACCACGACGACGGCGCCGTAGTGGATTTGAGGGCTAGGACGACTGAGGCGAGGGGCAGGACGCCCCACTTTCCCGACTTGTGGAGGGTAGTCCGGTGCCGTATAGAGAAAAAGCAATACCCAACTTCCCCAATTACACGATCGACACCGCCGGTCGTGTGTGGAGTCATAAGGGTGGTATCAGAGGACTACTCAGGTACGGATATTCGGGTGGATATCCTCAAGTGACCTTGTGTAATCAGGGGAGGGCTTCTAGGTGTTTGGTGCATCGACTGGTCTTTGGAGACTTTTGTCGGACCCTGCCCAGAGGGAATGGAGTGTAGACACTTTCCCGACAGGGACCCTAGCAACTGTAACCTGAAGAATCTATCATGGGCCTCTAGATCGGTAAACATGAGGGACAAGGCATTCCACGGAACTGCTTACTACAATAGGGGTGAACACCACGGACTCGCCAAGTTTACGAATCGACAAGTCTGTGATATCATCCGTCGGTGTAGTAATGGGGAATCACAGACCTCCGTTGCCTGTGAGTTGTCCGTAAGCCAGAGTACAATTAGTCGTATAGTTTCTGGTCGTCGCTGGGGTCATTTAAGGAGGGATGTGCAATTCCATATAAACTCATAAAAGGCAAGGGCGGCTACCGGGTGAAGGGGCCGCGGGGGTTCAAGAGCAAGAAGGGCCTGAGTAAAAAGCGGGCCAAGTCCCAGATGCGCCTCCTCCGGGCGATCGAGCACGGGTGGAAGCCGTCCAAGAGGCGAAGGGGTAAGAAGTGACTCAGGTCATTGAGGTCGATTCCCGCGGGATCGACCGGCGGCGGTTCCGGGTCCGCGGGGTCAGAAACCCCAAGGACGCCCCGACGACGCCCGGGGTGCCGGCCCTTGGGTCGCCCAACGAGTGCGGCGACGGGCGGATCGTGGTGGAGGTCTCGTACAGCCTAGGGCCGGACGAGAGCGGCGACCACTACGTCGAGGTCCGCTACGACTTTCCGAAAAAGTAGGTGTGAGATGTTCGGACTGCCGGACCGGACGAAGGGGTGGTGGGGGTGGCACGTCACCTTCTGGCACTGGGAGCACCGCTGGTACTTTTTCGTGTGGGGCTTCCCGGTGTTGAGGGGGCGGCGGGTCGAAATCGGCTAGGGGGTGTGGCGTGGCGAAGGGCAAGGGGAAAAAGAAGGCGGACAAGGCCGGGGGGATTTTCGACGGGGCGGTCGTCCGCCGGCTCATGCAGGCCGCGACCCGGGACCTGATCTCGGAAAAGCGGTTCCGGAAATTCTTCGTGGAGAAGGTCGGCGGGCTGGTCAACAAACTCCCCGACCCGATCGCCACCCCGGACGACAAGAAAGAGTTCACGGACGAGATCGCCCCGCGGGTCGCCGCCAGGGTGGCCGCGGTCGTCAACGACTGGCTCTCACCGTTCCTGGGGGATTGACCTGTGGACCTCGGCGAACTCGTCATCAGCGTGAGGCTGGCGAACCCGAAGGCGGTCCGCGCCCTCGCCCTGGCCGCCCGGACGGTGGCGGAACTGGCCGACCGGATGCCCTACGACCCCGAAGTGGCCCGGTCGGCCAAGGCCCTCCGGTACGCCCTCAAGAACCTTAAAGCCGCCGTGGAGTAATCCCGTGGTCCGACAACTCATCCTCGCCAACGAATACTCCCGGACGACCGGGGCCGATCAGGTCCTCGAAGAGGGGGAGTGGAAGTCCCGCGAGGATTCCGTCTTCAACACCCTGCTCAACCAGTGGAAGCAGTCCGCCGCCGGCCGGGGGCCGGTCGCCAACTGGTCCCCCGAGAACCCGGCGTGGCTGACGGGCGGGCGGGTGACGGCCGTCCGCGGCGGGTCGTGGGGCCTCGACGGCAACCCGAACCGGGACCTCGACAAGGAGTGCGGCTACATCTCCGCCCCCGGCCCGTCCGACTACTCCTACGCCTACGCCCGGGTCGGGCTGGCGGCGAGGTACGTCAACATCTGGCCGGACGAGTGCTGGGCCGCCTACCCGACGATCTACGAGCAGGAGGACCCCAAGAACCCGACCCCGTGGGAGACGGCCCTCGCCGCCCTGGTCCGCAAGACCCTCCTCCTCCACTACATGCACCGGATCGACCGCCTGTCCGGCGTCGGCCGGTTCGGCGTCCTCCTCCTCGGCCTGGACGACGGGGCGGACCCGGCCACCCCGGTCGCCTCGTACAACCGGGACGGGACCGTCCGCAAGAACGCCCGCACCCACAACCTCCTCTACGTCCGGGCGCTCGGCGAGGAGCACTGCTTCATCGAGGAGATCGACGCCGACGTCCGGTCGTGGCACTTCGGCCAGCCCCTCTACTACAGCCTGCGGCTCGGCGGCGACGGCCTGTACGCGACCGGCGGCACGGGCCAGGAGGAGGTGGTCAAGTCCGTCCGCGTCCACTGGACCCGCGTCGTCCACGTCGCCGACAACCGGGAGGCGTCCGAGGTCCACGGCGTCCCCCGCCTCCAGAACGTCATCAACATCATCACCGACGTCCGCAAGGTGGCCGGGTCGTCCGCCGAGATGTTCTGGAAGGGCGGGTTCCCCGGCTACGCCTTCACCACCTACCCGGAGTTCCTCTCGTCCGGGGTGATCGACAAGGCGACGATCCGGACGGAGATGTCGGCCTACCAGAACGGCCTCCAGCGGTTCCTGTCGGCCGTCGGCGGCGAGTGGAAGTCGCTCTCCCCGCAGGTCGCCGACCCGAAGTCCAACCTCGACCAGCAGATCGCCATGCTCTGCGCCACCGGCGGCATCCCCGTCCCGGTGTTCCTCGGGATGCAGACCGGCCACCTCGCCGGCACCGAGAACACGACGACGTGGAAGGAGCGACTCGGCGGCCGGCAGGCGAACTACGTCGAGCCGTTCCTCGTCCGCCCGGTGATCGACCGCCTCATGGACCTCGGGTGCCTGCCGCGGGCGGCCGAGTACTTCGTCAGCTGGCGGGACCTGAAGTCCCTCGGCGACAAGGACAAGGCGGAGATCGGCCTCAAGCGCATCCAGGCGCTGATGCAGTATGTGACGGGCGACGTGAATCAGGTCATGCCCCTCCGACTGGCCCTGACACTCTGCCTCGGGTTCAGCGACACCGAGGCGAAGGCGGTCGAGAAGGAACTGGTGGCCAACAAGCCCGAGCCGATGACGGCGACGATCGCCAAGGCCACGGCCGTCGCCCTCCCCGCCCAGCCGGCACCGGCGGCCAAGCCCCAAGGGGGCGGCAGGAAGGGAACCCCGACGACGAAGAAGAACGGTCGGCCGAAGGGCAAAGTCGAGGGTAAACCGTAATGGCGACCCGCGGGCAGGACCGTACTCGCCTCGTCCCGGGCGACCCCGACCGCTCCCTGGCGACGGTCTGGGCGGTCGGCGGCGGATTCGACCCCACGACCTACCGTTGGGTCGGCCCGTTCGGTGTGGTAAGTGAGGTGCCGAGGGTCCACCTGCCCCGCACGTCCGGTAACGGCTGGCCGCTCCAGTTCTACGGCTCCGTTTCCCTCCTTGCCAATGCCGTACCGGGTCGGTGGCTCCTCGACTCCGGGCGGGGGCCGGAGTTCGCCTTCGACGTGGTGGCGCCCACACCGCGGAAGCACACGACCACGCTCGCGCCGGGCGCGTCGGCCGCCGCGATCACCAAGGCGCTGGCCGTCGGCGACGTGGTACTCACCGGCCTCTACGACATCGGCGCCGCGACCATCGACCCGCCACAGGAGCCGCGGACAATTTTCGGGGCCGGGGCCGTCATTCTCTCATCCTCGCGGTCGTGGGTCGTCTCGTCGTCCCCGGACTTGACGATCAGCGGCTTCGGGCCGGGCATCACCTTCGAGGCGCCGCTGGCGAAAGACGGGGTCTTCGCGTGGAACCCAGGCCTCGTTTGCAAGCGGTGCGTCTTCCACGACTGCAACCTCGGGGCCGTGAACGCGACCGTCACCCTCATCAACTGCCTGTTCGACGGGGCCGGGGCGACGAACGCCCCCCGCGGCCTCATGTGGAAGTGCCGGTTCCGCGGTCCGGGATGGCCCCACGCCTACCAGCTGAGGTACTCCCCCGGCGCGGACGGCTCCTCGGCCTGTCAGATCGATTGCGAGTACGACGACACGGACCGCGGGCCGGTGTTCAACACGGACGACGGGCCGATCACCGACTGCCTGTTCGTCGGCACCCGCCTCCGAAACATTGCCGGCACCGAGAATGGCAGCGAGTCGTTCATCAGCGAGGGGGCACACGAGTTTTCCCGCAACCTCGTCTTCACCACCCGCGCCCACGGCTGTCGCGGCAGTTGCGTCCAGTTCCAGTCCCCCGCCCGCGACAACCGGGTCTGGGACATGCAGACCGACGCCCCGACGCTGTTTTGGGGCGACAACACCGGGAACGTCTTCTCCGATTGTGAGTGGCGGGACGCCCCGGTCGAGTTCGGGCCGCTGGCCGCGAACAACAGGATCGAGAACTCCGGCCTGTCCGTACTCTCTCCCCACCGCTGGAACCAGAACGGATTCGCCCTCGATATGTACGATCAGCCCATTCGCCGCGTTGCCGTGCGGGCGACCGACATGGCCGGCAACCTGATAGACACGCCGCAGAGTCGGTCGAACGTGCTGGCCGGGTGCCGGTTGTACGTTGGGGACGCGGTTTTACCGACGACGGTCGGGGTCGGTCGGGTCGGCTGTAAGGTGGACGGCCAGCCGGTCCCGGACGTAATTGCGTCCGACCTTGACGCCGGGACATCCGTACCGTAGGCTCAGGACGACTAGGGGGTTTCGCGTGCCACGCAAGAAACCGGATTTCGTCGCCTGCACGGTCAAAGAACTACCGGAGCACCGGTGGTCCGAGGCCGCCGAACTGGCAATGCGGCTGTTCCCCGGCAACGCCCCGCGGCCGGCCCACCTCGCCGACGACGGCCCGCCCACCGCCCTCAAGATCGCGGCCCTGACGACGAAATACTGGGGCGCCGGAGGGGTCAAGTTGGGCGTCGGATTCATGGAGACGGCAACGGCCGAGTTGCGGCGGCGGATTCTCCTTCACATGAACGCCTGGGGGGCGTTCGGCAACGTCCAGTTCTCGGAAGCCTCCCGACTCCTGGCCGACGTCAGAATCGCCTTCACCCGCGGGGAGGGCTACTACAGCTACCTCGGCCCCGACTGCCGCCTCGTCCCGACGAACGAGAAGACGATGAACCTCGACTCGTTCACCGCCAAGACGCCCGAGGGGGAATACCGCCGCGTCGTCCGCCACGAGACCGGCCACGTCCTCGGGTTCCCCCACGAACACATGAGGACGGCCCTCGTCGCCCGGATCGACCCGGCCAAGGCTTACGCCTACTTCCTCAAAACCCAGGGGTGGAAGAAGTCGGTCGTTGACCAGCAAGTCCTGACCCCCATCTCCGAGGCACTCGTCAAGGGCCTGCACACGGAGGAGGATCAGGACTCGATCATGTGTTACCGGTTGCCCGGGACGATCACCCGGGACGGCCTGCCGGTCCGCGGGGGCGACGACATCGACGAGAAGGACGGCCAGTTCTGCTCCCGAATCTACCCCCGGCCGACGAGGGCGGTGGTCGCCGGCAGCGTCCTCGAAGACCGGATGGCGGCGATGGAGGACAAGATGAACCGAATCCTCGAAGCACTGGAACGGAAGTAAATGCCGGACATCACCATCCCGACGAACGTCTACGTCGAACAGACCAACGGTCCGCAGGCCGAGGCCGCCGGGGCGACGATCGGCCTGTGCGTCCCACTCTACCGGGACCCGGCCGACGCCACCCTCAAGCCGGCGTCGGCCGCCCTGACCGACGTGGAGGCCGCCGTCGTCGGCATCTCCATCGCCCCGACCCTGTCCGGGGACGAGGCGGTCTACGTCGCCGACGGCAGGTTGAAATTCTCGTCGAACGTCCTCATCCCCGGCCTGTACTACGTCCTCTCGAACACGACCGGGAAAATCTGCCCCGCCGTGGACGTGACCCGGCAGGGCGGCTACCTGACCTACCTGTTCCACGCCGAGACGGCGTCCGAGGCGACCCTCGACGTCAACGCCACGGGGACGCAAATCCCGGTCCCGACGGCCGACGCCGCCCACACCGTCCTCGGCATCGTCGCAATCAACGGCGGCCCCGGCTACTGCTTCACCCGCGGGGCGCACGGGTTCGTCGGCGGCGAGACGATCACGATTTCGGGCAACACGGAGACTTACTTCAACGCGGCCTGGACCGTCGGCACCGTGCCCACCACCCACGAGTTCACCGTCGCCGCGATGGACGGCGGGGCGAACGGGTTGGCGGGCGTCGGCGGGTCGTGGGCCTAGTCACTAACCGAGGGGCGTGTCATGGCGATTCGTCAGGTCGATCAGGGCCACGGCCCGGCCGGGAACCGGATCGTGGGCTGTTCCGTCAAGCTACTCCACCCGTCGCAGCGGGTGGCCGCCGCCCGGACGGCCGTCGAGCACAACCCGGCCAACCGGCCCCGCATCCGCGGCCTGTCCCCGGCCATGACGCCCGAGGTCATGGCCCAGGTGATGAAACCGGAGGCGATCGCCCTTCTCACCACGAAATACTGGGGCGCCGGCGGGGTTAAGCTGGGCGTGGCCTTCATGGAGACCACGGTCGCCGACCTCCAGAACAAGATTCTCTCCCACATGAATGCGTGGGGGCAGTACGCAAACGTCGTCTTCCAGCTGGCCTCCAAAGCCAACGCGCAGGTGCGGATCAGTCGGGGGCAGGGCGGGTACTGGAGTTATCTCGGGACCGACGTCCTTCACATCCCGTCCGACCAGCAGACGATGAACCTGGAGGCGTTCGTCCTGAAGACGCCGGACTCCGAGTACGCCCGGGTCGTCCGCCACGAAACCGGCCACACCCTCGGCTTCCCGCACGAACACCTCCGGGCCGCCCTCGTCGCCCTCCTCGACGAGCAGAAGACGCTCGACTACTTCGAGCAGACGCAGGGCTGGTCGGCCCAAGAGGTGAGGGAGCAGGTGCTGACCCCGATCTCGGAGGCGTCCCTCCTCAGCCCGACGCCCGTGGACGCCCTCTCTATCATGTGCTACCAGCTGCCCGGCGGCATCACGAAGAACGGCCAGCCGATCCCGGGCGGCCTCGACATCGACAAGATCGACGCCGACTACGCGGCCAAGCTGTACCCGAAGCCGTCCGCCCCGCCCCCGGTCAACCCGCCCCCGCCGGTATCGACGGCGGGTGTGGTGGTGGTGGACACGGCGGGCAAGGTCGTCACGGCCCCCGGCGGCTGGACGTTCAAACAGCCGTAGGGGGTGGTCTCGCCGATGGACGTCTTCTGGGCGATCGTCGTTCTCGTTGTCGTAGGTCTGATACTCATGGTCGGGCCGCGGCGGCGTCCGCCGGGGGTGACATGAACCGAATCCTACCAACGTGGTACATACTCTTCGTGGCGGTCGCCGCCCCGGCGGTGGCGTCCCCGCCGCAGGCCGTGGCAATCGCCCTCGCCGACGCCAAGACCCTGCCGCCGGACCGGGCTAGGCACACGAAGTACCTAGACCTGACTTACAAAGTCAGTGACGAGGAGAGGCAGAAGGCGTTCGAGTGGATTTCGTTCCACCTGAACCAACTGTCTAAAGAGTCTGAGATCGTCCAACCCAGGCTGGTTGGTCCTCACCGAGAACTCGTCGCCTTTGATATTCGAGACTACGGCATTGATCGGATGGTTTACGGCAAGTTACTGGCGGCGAACGACCCGTACTTCCACGTCCAGGCGGACGTGACCGTGACGGACGGCTACGGCAGAAAGTACGTCGAGAGGCGATTCCTCGCCGCCCCTTGGGTCGGGCCGGCCGGCATCGCTGAGCTGTATACACTCACGGACAGTCAAGTCCCCATCCTCCGGGCGGACTGGTTCCTGTACCAGACCGGCCAGCAGAAGGATCGGGTGGTGGGGTACTACGATATTCTCGGCATCGGCAAGACCGAGAACGACTTCCTGAAGTTCGTTGGGGTGGACGTGAAGCTGGCGGAGGAGAAGAAGAAGGAGATGAGGGCGGCCGTCGGGAAGTCCGGCGTGACCCTTAATAACAGGGCGATCCAGCGGTTGCAGAGCATCACCGGAGGGTTCTGGCGTACCGAGGACTTCAAATCCTCCGTGGACAAGCAGAACACCCTCCGTCTCCTCGACGGGGCGACGCAGCCGCCGCACGGGGACGCGACAGAGCAATACGGGTCTCTAGCAAACGGCCTGTTCGTGTTTTTCCTCGCCAACGACAAAGGAGAGAGGCAGGACGCAGCCCCCGACTTCATCGCCGGGGACAAGAAGTCGTCCAGTAACGACACGCGCGTCCACATCTGCATATCGTGTGTTCGCTGTCACGTCGAGGGGTTGCGGCCGATCAACGACTTCGCCCGTACCCTGTTCCGCGATCGTGGGCAGTTACGATCACTGAGCTACGACAAGATTAAGAGGCTTCGGCAAGTTTACCTGTCCGACCTCCCGGGACAGCTAGACCTCGACGTCGCCTACTACGCCGCGGCGGTCAGGAAGTGCAACGGCCTGGACGTGGTTGACAACTCCAGGCTGTTCGCCTCGGCTTGGGCCGATTACGAGTCAGATCTCGGCTTGGAGGAGATTGCTTGGGAGGTCGGCGTGGGTGTGGAAGTTCTGAAGCAGAAACTCGCCCCCTACATCGTAGACGATCCGGGGGCGCCGGGGGGTAAGCTGTTCGACCCGGTGGTTGGCGGCTTGCTCCAAAATCCGCCGATCAGGATGAGGCGAGAGCATTTCGAGGAGACTTACCTGATCTTCCAGCGTGCCGTAGGAGGTGTCCCGTGAGGATCGTAACGATCGCCGCCCTGTTGGGCGTGGCGGGGGTGGCGCCGGCCCAGTACCACAACGGCCAGTACGTCGCCGGGGCGTACACGGCGACGGCCCTGTACGGCGTCGGCTACCTGCCCGCCGCCCCGCAGGCGCAGCAGGCCCAGGACAACGACCGCCTCAAGCGGATCGAGGAGAAACTCGACAAGCTGATAGACACCCTCAACAAGCTGGCCGAGGGTGACGGCCCCCCCGCCGAATCGGAGAAGCCGGCGGCGGACGTGCCGAAGGCTCTCTCCAGCGGGGCGGCCAAGTGTGCCGGGTGTCACACCCCGGCCGTCGCCAAAGAGAGGGGGAAGGGGTTCGTACTCTTTGACGACCAGGGCCGGTTCCGGCAGACCCTCACCGGCCGCGACCTTCGCCACTTGAACGAGGAGGTGTCCGGTGGTACAATGCCGCCACCCGACTCCGGGGTCAAGTTGACGAAGGACGAGAAGGAAGAACTGCTCAAGGTGTTCAAGGCCCTCGGGCAACAGCCCGGTCAAAAGAAGGAGGAGTGACCATGCGTTTGCTTTCCGCGATTCTCGGTCTGGCCGTGGCCGGCCTCGCCGCCGCCTGTCCGCCGTCCGTCGGCGTCCCGGCCTCGACGTACAGCTACTCGGCGACGACCTACCAGCAGGCCCTCTATGCCGTGCCCGTCGCGGCCGTGTACGTCACGCCCTACGTCCAGACGGTTCAGGTGCCGGTTCAGGCGGCGGTGCCGTGTGCCCCGGCGGCGGCCCCGTGCCAGCCGGCGACCCCGGCCCCGAGCGTGCCGCCGGCCGCACCCGCGGCCCCGGCCGTGTCCTACGCGCCGGTCCAGGCCACGGTGCCCAGCTACGCCACCGCGACGGCCGTGACGACGAGTTATCTCGCCTACGCCGCGGCGCCCGTGCTGGCGTTCGCCCCGGCCTACGCGACGACCTACGGGCACGTCGGCCGTGGCATCGGCCGTAACGTCGGGTACGGGGTGGCGAACTCGGTAGTCGTTCGTGCCCCGGCCCGCCAGCGGACCCAGCGCGTCGGCCTGATCCAGCGGATTCGCCAGAACCGGACGGCCGTCCGCGGCGTCCGGCAGGCCCGGTCGGCGGGCGTCCCCGCCTCGACGATCATCCTCCGTTAGGGGGTTGCCGTGGCGAAGAAGAGGGGTAGTGACGTTTTCTTTCCGGGCGGCTGGGGCACGGACCCGACCGCCCAACTCCGGTCCTTGTCCGCGGCGGTGTCGCGGATCGAGTCCCAACTCAGAGTTCTCATTAGAAATCAGGGGGCGAGCATGGCAAAGCTGGACGACATCCTGGCCGACGTGGAGGCCGAGACCACGGCCGTTGACAGCGTCAGTCAACTCATTAAGGGGCTGCGGGACCAGATCGCCGCCGCGGCCGGGGATCAGGCGAAGATCGACGCGATCTTCGCCAAGTTGGAGGCGAACAAGGCCGCCCTCGCCGAGGCCCTGGCCGCGAACGTGGCCGCCGGCAGCGCCCCGAAGAAGGGCGCCAAGAAGAAGGCGTCCGCCAAGAAGAAGTGACCCGTTCGCCCGTTTCGCGTAGGGGGTTTCGAGATGGACAAGATGATGGTGCCGGAGGACAAGGAGTCCCAGGTCCGGCAACTGCTGGTCGGGCACGGCGTCCCGGAGGCCGAGATCGAGCGGCTCGGCGGCGCCGGCGGGTTCCTGTCGAACTTCCTCTCCGGCCTCGCGGGGGGCAAGTACCCGAACCTGACGAAGTTGATCCAGATTCTCATTACGAAGGGGATTTCCACCCTCGGCGGGTCCGGCCCGGCGGCCGGCTGACACGCCGGGGTCACGGCCCGGGGGTTTTTTAGGACACTCCCCTTGTGCCCGACCCCCGGGCCTTGTATACTCCCGGCAAGAGGTGCCGGGTTGGAGGTGGCGGTGGATTTAAATTTGTTCAACATCGTGCAGAAGTTACGGGACGCCCGCGACCTGATCGTCTCCCAGGGTCCGCAGACGATCCTGACGGCCTGTGACCTCGTCCACCGGTGGGAGTTGACGGCCCGCGAGGTGGCCGCCTACATCGCCTCGGTCGGCCCACTCGTCCAGTTCGGCACCGCCGGTCCGGGCGGTGAGGCTCATGCCCTAGACACGGAGGCCCAGGCCCACCTCGCCGAGATTCAGTCGATCCACGCGGAACTAGAGGCGGTCGCCGCCAAGTGTGACGAGGACGCGACCGCCCTCGCCGCCGAGCACCAGCGGCAGTTGGAGGTCGGGGTCCAGGCAGGGCTGATGGACTGGATCAACCGGATGGACCCGGCCCTTAAGGCCCAGATCGTCAACCTGTTCCTCGACCTCATCGGCCGGGTTCTCACGAAGTCCGGGGCGGCGCCGACCGGCGCCGCCAAGGCCACGGGCCGGCGGCGGAAGAAGGGCGAGTAGTCCGGAACGTTCTCGGGGGCGGGGTCAGTCATGCCGATGCAACTGTTCGCCGTGAACCTGACCGGCCCCGCCCGCCGGGACACCCTCGACGGTCGTGAGCAGCTCGTCGTGCAGACGGCCATGATCGCCAAGGGCGTGTGGGAGGGATCACTGGGGGCGCTCTTCTACGACGACCCTGAGTTGGCCGAGTCCGCCCCGACGTGGGACCACAAGCCCCTCGTCGTCTACCACCCCAAACGGGACGGGAGG